CTATATATGGTAGAAAATTCGATTTAATGAATGAATAAAATTTGTTCTAATTGTAACAATACCGCAATAAGATTAAAAAGATCTTTTTGTGGAATATGTTATAGTAAATGGCTTCGATATGGCGATCTTAAGGTTTTGAAATCTATAAAAGTTATAATAGATATATATTTAATATTCAAATAATTGGAAAATTATACAAATGTCAAAAATAGCTTTGCTCGATTTAGATGGAACTTGCGCTGATTATGATAAAGCATTAACTGCCGAAATGGCTAAAATTGCTTCTCCTGGCGATCCGCCATACATAAAACATTCGGGTGATACATTTATGAATGCTCGCCGTAAATTAATTCAAAATCAGTCAGGATTTTGGCGTAATCTAGAAAAATTAGAATTAGGTTTTGAAGTAATTAATGTACTTAAATATGTTGGATTTTCTATAAATGTTTTAACGCAAGGTCCAAGAAAAAGTATTAATGCTTGGAGTGAAAAGGTATTATGGTGTCAAGAACATTTGGCAGATATTCCCATTACAATCACACAAGATAAATCTTTATCATATGGTCGTGTATTGGTAGATGATTTTAGTCCATACTTTTTAAAATGGTTAGAACATCGGCCAAGAGGACTTGTCGTATGTGTAGCGCATCCTTGGAATGAAATGTTTGCTGTGGGAGGAGAAGCGTATCAATCCAATATATTTAGATACAATGGCAACAATAAAGTAGAATTATTGCAAGTATTACAAAAGGCGTATGATAGATAAAATTATTCGTCTTTTCTTTGGGCGCAAATGCTCTATTTGCAATCAAAAAATGTGGCGAAGCCTTGATGATGGAAGAATGTATCCGAATATTTCGACCTCTTATCATTGTGTCAAATGTAAAGTTTGGATTTTTGAAAAGAACTTTAATTGGTGGGGCTCGACCTATAGGATAGGTAATAGATATAAATTATCTATTTGGTCATCAAGTCCTACAAAATGTTTTATAGAAGGCTCCTGGGAGGAGGGTCATTTATGGACTATACCAATAAATCGCATTTATTGGTCAGCAGAAGATATAGAGACGGTTAATAAAACAATTAACCATTTACTATTATTAAGTTAGAAGCTATATGTCATTACTATCATACGATTATGGTTCAATGCAAAAATATATTATTCATAGTGGTAAAAAAATACATTATGTGTATAAGATATTTTTCTTAACCGGAGTAACAGAACTCACAAAATATAATAATGATTTAGGAACTATAAGTTTTGAAGAAATTAAGTCCATTATTCCTTTTAATAAGGGTGAGCCTTTAAAATCTATTGAAAAATTTTATAAGATTTTATTTTTACAATCTTAATTATTAATAAAATAACCTATAAGGTCGGCTCCGCGATTTTGTGTCGCCCACTGTTGAACTGTATCTTTGCCTACAAAACCTTGTAATAAATGTGATACTGATGTAATAGTGTGTGTAGATAATCCTACCAATAGGGTTATTGCTTGTAAAGACCTATCTGTAAAATAGACTAAATGTTCTCTTTTTAAAGAGTGATAATGACTTCCAAAAATATCAGCCTCTGGACAATTAATGTTTGGCGTTTTGATTGCCAAAACCCCTCCAGGACGAAGATATTTAACAATATCGCTTAAATAAGCAATAGGGTCTGCAATATGCTCTATTACATCCCATAATGTGATCAAATCATATTGAGATAGGTTTGGATTTAACATATCGGAATATGTATCATATCCATACATAGATTTTGCTATGTTACGGGCGTGGGTAGAAATTTCTACCCCACTGTGTTCCCATCCAGCAATATCAAGAGCGCGACGAAAATAACCATAACCGCTGCCCACATCTAATGCTTTGCCAGATTTTAATCCGACAGTTTGATAAATTTCATTGAGTTGTCTTGAGGCTTTTTCAAGTCTCCAAGACGCTTGTTCCGTATATTTGCCGTAGCCACCATCTTCTTTTGGATCGCCTTCAAAATAATTTTCTTCATAAATCGGTGGTTCTATTTCCCTCTGTAACTGACTATTAGCGGATTTGGCTAACCAAGCAATAGATCCATCAAGCGATTTTATAATATGATATGGCTCATCAAGTGAGCGCCACAACTCACCGGGCATATTCAAAATTCCATTATCGATACTGTGTCCGCGCGGCGGGAGCGTTTGATGACGAATAGTCGCAAAACCATATGACAGATTTTCTAATAAAGATTTTTTATTGTCATTCGCACACCCCAACCATCGCTCAAATGTCGCACGATCCATAGCCAATAGGCGCAACAATCCGTTTTCAAAATGCTCTTCGGTATCTTTATAGGATATGCTACCTACAGTTATTTCATAATGCTTTTGCATTGTTCTAATAATTCCATAGCGCCATGAGCTTCAAGGTGAGTGCAAGCTTTAGAAGAAGAATTATATTCGGATGTGCCAACTCCTAATATAGATGCCGTTTCTTTTATAAATGAATTGATGCACGGGTCCTTGTCAATTACAAGTATCTCCGTATCTACTTGTGATTTGCCATCTAACCAGCCCCATCTTACTCCAGTTTTATAAGATTGTGGTCCATAACTTCTACCACGACAATCTACCACCCCATAACCTTCTGTTCCATTAATTTCCATTTTAAAGGTGCTACGCCATCGGTTCATAGAAACTTGGGCATTAAAAATAGTTCCAACTTCATCTGAAAGTAACATATGAGTTTCTTCCTCAATGCCAGTATTCCAATATCCTGACCAAGATTTTGCGTGCTCTACAGATACTTTACTACTGTTTGATAATTGTAAAATTAAATCAAATAAATGAACGCCCAAATCAGTGACACAATCTCCGCAACGAACCGGATCAAGTTTCCAAGATTTTTCCATACCGGGAGAATTGCCGTGACCCAAAATAAAATTAACTGAAATTAATTTACCGAATTTGCCATTTTTTGCATCACGCAATGCGGCTTCAATACCAGCAAAAAATCGATAATTAAATCCGACACGCAGTTCTAAATGTTCTGGTTTAGATTGAATTATTTCTTCACATTCAATTAAGGTGCGCCCAAAGGGCTTTTCTACTACAACATTAGCTCCCGCCTTAAAAGCTTGTTTTACCATATCGCCAGCAACATCATTGGGAACGGCTATAAAAACCCAATCAGGTTCCAAATTATAAATTTCGTGTATGTATTCAAATACTGGAACTTGATATTTTTCTTTTATCGTCGCCAACACACTTTCATTAGTATCAAATACCCCTACTAATTCTACTTCGCCATTTGTTTCTTTTTCAAGAATTTTAAGAGCTTCAATTCTTTCTTTCCCAATAAGTCCTGCACCAATTACTGCTACTTTCATTGTATTCGCCTTAATTTAAATATATCTTTGTTATCAAAATTTATTGATTTAATATCATCTCTAACGTGTAGAAATTTTCCATTTAATTCTTTGGAAGGAAAGGTGTCAGTTAGGAAATTATACACAAAATTAGTTGGCTCACTAATATCTGTTCTAGTTCTTATTTCTCCGCCAGCTGCAATAACTTTATCTAAAATATCTGTTGCGACAGCTCCTGGTGCAACGGAAATTACAGATACATTATATTGAGATAATTCTATAGCAAGATTTTCGGCAGCTCGAACTGTAGCTACTTTAGATAATGCATATCCAGAAAAATCTACATAACTAAATGCAGCTCCCCCGCCACCGAAAAATACAATTCTAGTTTTTACACCAGATTTAATTATCGATTCACACCCTTTAACAATAGATAAATTTCCTAACACATTACATTGATATAATGTGTCCCAATCATTTAAGTCAGCATCGAATAATCCGCCAGGTTCGCCTATCTGCGCTCCACATAATACAATACCGATACTTTTAATATCTGGCATTACTTTTAATAAATCTTTTATTTTTTCATATACATTTTTATGATCAATTAAATTTATTTTTAATCTTATTACTTTGCAATCAGTATTGGTAGTTTTAATATCATTTATTTTATCTGATGATCCAATAACTAGCATAGTATTACATATATCGAAACATTTTTCAGCTATACTTTTGCCAATACCTTTACTGGCGCCAGATATGATTAATAAATCTAACATATTATACTTTCTTAAATATTAAAGTCGTGCCCTTAAACCACGGCAAATGTCCATTTGGGATATCTTGGTGAATTGAAATATTTTTTCTGGCAGCCTCTGTATCTTGACTTAAAAATTTAAAACCTTTAGCGATTATTAATTTTAAAGCTTCGTCATTATTTAATTCATTACAATGACCGTGTCCACCTTGACCCCTAACGGCCCACGATGAAATAAATATACCGTCTTTCATACAGGCATTATAAATATTAGTTAAATAAATATCAGTTAAATGTGATGGTATATGTTCAGCCACCTCTAATGAGATTATGTTGCCACGAATTGGAATAACAAACGGTGTTGTTAAATCTTGTTTTAAAATATTCTCAAATACTTTATTTTTTGGAGGATCGCCTTCGAAGCCACATAGCGATGTAAATCCTGCTTTACTTAACTTTGCAAGATACATCCCTTTGCCACAACCAAAATCATAAATTGGATTGGATTTTTGATCTTTGAGATATTCTATTATCCAATTAGATAAAGGTTCAGACATTGCGTGTTCTGGATTATTACCATCCCAGTATCCGGTAGATGCTATATTACTCATAATTTAACCAACCATTGTGATCCTGCGCCTGATAGTTGCACATTTTTTTTACCGAAAAATTCATCAACAGCCTGAATAACACCCCAGGATGGATTATAATCATCGCCAGCCATAATAGCTCCATCTTTCATTTTTGGACGCCACGCAATTAAATCTTTTTTAATACCTTCATATTGATGGTCTCCATCAATAAAAATAAAATCTAAAGTTTTATCTTCATAAAGCATTGCTGCCGTGGCAGATAAAGATTGTATCGGTTTAAATTTTCCCCAAACTGGTAATAAATTATTTTTGAATTCTTCAAAAATATCACCAACTGGCTTTATCTGATTTTTAGTAGGCTCCGCTATATAATCCGCCCACGGCTCTTTAGTTTCATTTTGACCATTCCAAGAATCAATTACATCAAGTTTAATATGTTTGCCTGATTTAATAATTTCAACAACTAAAAATGCCGTTGATTTTCCCTTAAATGCTCCAATTTCTACAATGTGAGAATTAGTTGGTAATTTATTAATTATATCCAAATATAATTCTTCATAATTAAACCAACCATAAATATTTTTATAAAAATGTTCCATTTATTTATTTTTCTTTCTTTCTTATTACCCAACAACTATCTTTAAATGTAATTTGTTCATTTGTAAATAATTCGTGAACCGCTTTAACAACTCCCGGGAAAGATGTAGGATTATAATCGTCTCCAGCAATTACTCCATTATCTTTTAATTTTGGTAACCAAGCTAAAATATCTTTTTTTACATCTTCATATTCGTGACTGGCGTCTATTAAGATAAAATCTATACTTTTATTAGGATATAATCCGGCTGCCTTTACTGATGGTAATTGGATTGGATTAACCATATGTAATACTGGAGCTATATTTTTTTTGAATAATTCATAAATATTTTTATTATATTGCATAAATTCAGCATCAGTGGTAAAAGCATCTGATGTTAAAAAGTCTTCAGTTCCGGTCCAAATATCTACTACATCTAATTTAATTTTTTTACCGGAGTTAATTATTTCTACAGCCAAGTATGCCGTTGAACGCCCTTTCCAGGCTCCCACTTCAACAATATGTCCGCCGTCTGATATTGTATTAACCATCTCGGTATAAAGGTTTGAAAAACTAAACCACCCTTGAATATTTTGATAAAAATGTTTCATATCACCATCCATTATAACTTTAATAGCTCTATCTCTTACTGATTGAAATTCGGCTCGAAAACTACCCTCATCTCGCAAACATTGCGATCCCCACCCATTAATTTTATTAATATGGCTTAATCTTTTAGCGCTTGTTTGTTGTTTGGCAACAAAAATATCAGAATTTACATACTTATAATGTAACATCTTATATGGTTTACTATTTTTTATAGCTTTACCTTTAGCTATTGAATTAGTAAAATGACAATCATTATTTATATAGTTAATATCGACATATCTTTTATTAAATAATAAATCTTTATCATATACGGTATCTCTAGGATCTCTTAAACCATACTTTATATTATATACATTTAAGTTATCTTCCATATTCACCATATGATAACATTCTGATTTAATTTTAGTTACGCCTTGTGCGTCTTCTGCTATGAGTTGCGCCTCAGTAATATCTAACATTTCATCTAAATCACACACAAGCACCCAATCTGTTTGGGCGTTTTTCCAGCAGTTATTTTTAGTTTCCCACAACATTTGATCATTAACTTGACCACCAGAATCATAATGTCTAATTTCACAATTATTAGCTTTAGCAATGGCTACGGTATTATCAGTAGATTGATTATCATATACAACTATGTGACAATCTGGAAATCTACTTCGATAATGATCGATCATTAGTTGCATTAATAATTCTTCATTATAAGTTACTGTGTGAATAGTAATTTTCATTTATTTTCCCGGCGCCTTAATGATATGATCTCTTCTATATTGAAAATCATTTCTCTTATCTTGTTCAGTTCCAGAAACCTGAGGAACACCCCATCCATTTTTTTTATTAGCAATGCTTAATCTTTTAGCAGTTTCCATCCTTTTAGCTACAAAAATATCAGCGTGTATATATTGATAATGATATAAATAATATATTTTACTATCAACTATGTGTCCTACAGGGCTACATCCGTGGGCTCCTGGATTATAATTAATTTCTTTAATATGTTTTTTATTAAACAATAAATATTTATCATATCCCGGATCTCTAAAGCCGCCATCTATTTTTGCAAGAGCTTCGTGCGAAACATCATCCACCATATTTACTAAAGTCCAAGCTTCTGATTTAATTCTTGTAACTCCTGCAGCTTCTTCTTGTTTTAGCTGTTCTTCATTAATTTCTAATAATTCATCTAAATCGCACATTAATACCCAATCAGTATTAGCATCTTTCCAACATGTATTTTTAATACGCATATGTAACCCATCATCTAACTGATTATTGGCGTTATAATGCCTAATTTCACATCCATTATTGGAACATATTTCTGGAGTTCGATCGGTAGAATTATTGTCATATACAACTATATGACATCCGGGAAATCTACTTCTATAATGATCAATCATAAATTTCATTAACGCCTCTTCGTTATATGTAATTGTATAAATTGTTATAAATGGTGCAGTTGTCATAGTTGTTAACTTAAATAAGCGGGGCGCCTATAGAAATATAATTAATGTTTGTTTTATCTATATTTAATAGAAATCTATTAGGATCAATAATAGTTAATGGTTTAGTGAATTCGTAATTTGAAAAAATTTCCTTGTACTCTTTGCATTCAGTACCAAGCAATAATATATCAGCTTGATTGAGAGATGCTAATGGATTTTCAAATCTTTGCACTACCCCCTTCCATATTTCTGGCAATAACTTAACAACAGGATCATATATATGGATAATTGCTCCTTGAGAAATTAACCAATTACATAATTCTACGGGCATTGAGCGCCTTAATGTGTCAGTTCCTGATTTATATGTAATGCCCCATATAGCTATAGTTACACCTTGTAATGCTGGAAATATTTGCTGTATCTTTCTTTGCATCCAAGATTTATGTATATCATTACTTGTTTTTACTGATTGTAAAAGAGGAATATTAATATTATATGTATTGCTAACATTTTTTAAAAACTCTATATCACGAGCTAATGTGCCGCCAGAGAAAGCTACTCCAGGCGATAAATAAGCTTTATAACCAATTCTTTGTTCAGATTTTAATCCTCGTTCCACTTCTTTTGCGTCGGCACCAGTCATTTCACAAATCGTTGCTATTTCATTTGCAAATACCACAGATGTAGCTAAAAATGAATTAATGGCGTGTTTTGTCATTTCGGCGGACTCTACTGACATCCATTCTATTTTAGCCGCGAGTGGTTCTAATATATTTTGAATAATTTCTTTAGTTATATTTGAACGAACTCCAACTATAATACGATCTGGTTTTAAAAATACATTTAAAGCATTACCCAGTCTTAGATTTTCTGGAGAGCAAGCGAAATTAATATTTTTTTCTATATATTGTTCTTTTACAATATTTTCTAATTTTTTAATAGAACCTATTGGCATTTGAGATGAAACTAATACGGTTGCGTCTTTTTTTAAAAATGGTATTGTTTTTAAAATTTGTTCAACTACAAAATCTACATCTGCATTATCGTCGTCATCAACTGGAGTATCATAAGTAATCCATAAAAATTCAATATCTTTAACTTCTGATGCAAATGTTAATTTGTTAGATTTTAGTCCATTTTTTAATAATTCTTCTAAGCCTGGTTCAAAAATAGTTGGCTTGCCATTATTTAAAGAGGTAATAATTTTCTCATCATAATCTAAACCAACTACATCGTGTCCAATAGAAGCTAAACAGGCTGCGGTAACCGTTCCAAGATGCCATAATCCTTGAACACAAATTTTCATTGTGCCCAACCCAAAAATGTTAATGCATCCCTTACAGCTTGTTCTACAGATTTATTACAATGATAATATGGTTTAAGTTTATCTCCACTTACATAAAGATTAATAGGATCTCCAACCGAACCGGCTAACCTTTCTTCATAAGTTAAGCCAAATGGTTCTGTTCTATTTTGATATTTTTCATCATACATTTTAGTCATAATAGTAACTATATCTCGCCAACTCCATCTTTCTTCAGATGTAACTGTATAAATGCCAGATGGCACCGGATGTTCATTATCTAATAATCGTAAAATTACATTTGCTGTATCTTCTACATTAACCCAATTTTTGGTTTGGGCGCCATTATCTGCTGCGTGAATATGTTGTTTTTCTTTTATCATACGCAAAAAATCAACTATAACTCCACGATGTGTTCTTGCACCAATCTGATTAACTAATCTCAACGCATACCAAGGAGTTTTTCTTTTAAATGACCAAGCAGCAAGGTATGCTTCGCAAGCCAATTTAGAAGCAGCATACGGAGATTCTACAGCACTAGGATCGGCATCCGATTCTATTAATGCATAATTAAATTTCTTTGCATCAGCGCTATTAGAACGGGATCCATAAACCGCCGCTGTTGATAAAAATATAATAGGAACCGATGGCATTTGTTCTAAAACGCTTCGAGTTCCTATTTCATTATTAAGAAATAAACGATCTCTTTCTGTCTTACTTTCCCAATTATGACGCAATTCAGCGTATGCTGCCGTATGTATTACGGCATCAACGTTTGATAATAAATCTTTGATATTATCATTTATATCTACTTTATGAAAGTCCACTTTGGCTGGCGTAAAATTTACACCACTGGTAAGGTTATCTATTCCAATAACTTCATAGTCGGCAGCTAAAGCTTTATCGCAAATCCACGATCCTATAAATCCTGCACACCCTGTAATGGCTATTTTTTTCATAAGATTTTAGTTCCTTCATAATCAAATTTAATTTTGATATCGTGTAATCCGGCACCCTTTAATGTAGATAATAATTGTTTTTTATCTTCTGTATAGAACAAAAGAAAACCAGAAGCTCCAGCACCAATTAGTTTTCCTCCGACTGCTCCATTTTCCAAACATAATTGATATATTTGATCGATATACGGATTACTCATTTTAGTAGAGCGTTTCTTTTTATGTTCCCAGTGTTCGTGCATTAATATACCAAACTGAACAAGGTTTCCGCTTTCTAATAGTTCTAAACTTCTATATCCCATTTCTTTGACATAATGAAGATTATTAATCATATCTGGATCGGCAGCTTTACTTTTATCATTTTGCTCTTTAAGAACTTCTGATGCTGAACGAGATACTCCGGCTGGTATCATTATTAGATTTTCTTCTAATCGCCCAATAGTTTCATTACTAATATTTATTGGCTTCGCAATAACTTGTCCATCTTTTTTAAATTCAAAAGAAGTTAATCCTCCATATGCTGCAATAAATTGATCTTGTTTGCCTATTGGTTCTTTTAATATATCTATTTCTATATGACACGCCATTTCGGCTAATTGATGTTGAGAAATAGATTTATTTTTAAATCTAAATAAAGCTTTTAATAAAGCGGTTGTAAAACTTCCTGATGATCCAAGTCCGGTGCCCGCCGGCAAATTTGCCATACTGGTAAGTTCGATATTTGTATTTATAATATTATTTAATTGTAAAGCTGCTTTAATTATTGGATGGCGAATATCCTTTATATTTTGAACTTTTTCTATTTGAGAATATCGTAGAACAATTTCATTGACAGTAGTATTATGTAATGCAATATATACATATTGATCGATGGCTGCCGAAATACAAAATCCATCATATTGTTCATAATAAGAAGGTAAATCAGTACCTCCACCACCTAATGAAATTCTTAATGGACTTCTCGTTATAATCATAATTGTTCTTTCTTTTTATCTAAAAATCGTTTTTTTTGAGCTTCTGATATTTTGCGCTTACTTTCTTCTGTATGAGTTTTGCCCAACCAATTTTGTTGTCCTTTATGTGCTTCTGACATTTTAATTTTAGATATTTCGGTATGAGATTTACCTAACCAAGTTTGCTGCCCTCGGTGAGATAAGGACATAGTTTTTAATGTTTCTTCAGAATATATTCCAGTTTTACCTTTATTCCAAGGAGTATGTCCTTTTCTAGCATCTGCAATTTTTTGTTTGGCTTCATCTGTATGATGTTTTCCGTAAAACGAATTTAATTCTCCTGTATTTATTTCTGATAATTTTATTTTTGTTTGTTCTGAATATGTCATACCAATATGAGATTTGGATATTTTTTCTTTAACTTCTTTTGATAATTTACCTTGTGATCCGCCTTGTTTTAAATTATACCCTATTTTCGTATCCATACTATTATATAATGTAATAAAATATTTTTCCCAAAAATCCGCACATTGTTGAGAGTGTGTAATTGTAAGTAATTCTATTTTGAAATTTTCTTTACCATATTTGTTTATGGCATTAGTTAAATATCTATTATTATTTGCTTTAATATGTTGATTAAATCTTATATTTAATGATTTCCAAGTTTGACCTATATAACATTTATTATTTATAATGTTTGTTATTTTATATATAGCATTTATCATTTTATTTTGCTATTTTTAATATTATTAATAATATTTATTATTGATAATTTAATTGCTTCTTTTGAAGATAATAAATTATTCCATCCCAATGAGCGAATTTTATCTGAACTCATTCTTACTATGGGTATATCTGCTTTCCAACCCCTGTCCCCGCCACTGTATTTATATTTTACACCTTTCAAGTGTAAGCATTCTACTGCCATATCAGCAATTTCATTTACTGTTAAATAATTTTTTGTAGCAACATTGTATATTTCAAATGATTTATCTAATTTTTTATTAGCTAATAAGACGGCACTAATTATATCAGAAGCTGCAACATATGATTTGGATTGAAGTCCGTTACCCAAAATAAATAATTCTGATGGATTATTAATTAATTGTCTGATAAAATCTAAATAAACTCCGTGGGTCGCGCGATTGGCGGCAACATTACCAAATCTAAATGCGCAAGCCGATAGTCCAAACATATAACAATAAGAATTTATTAATACTTCTCCTGCTAATTTACTAGCTCCATATGTTGAAATAGGTAATAACTTTCCACGATCTTCTTGTGCCTCTTCTTCACCAATATCTCCATATACGCCACTACCGCTTGCATATAATAATCTATTAACACCTGATATTCTCATAGCTTCAAGAACACTATTAGTTAATACGGTGCCTTGCCAAAAATCTATATCTGGTTGTGTGGCAGCTTTTGCTATATCAGGATTGGAAGCCAAATGGATTACCACATCGTGATGTCGCATTGCTTCTGTAAGTTTTACGGTATCTTCTACATTACCTCTAATTACTTCAAACCTTAAATCGCGAATATGATTTTCGTAGTGCCATTCCCTTCCGGAAGAAAAATTATCGTAAATTGTTAGCTTTGTTGTTGATGGATCGGATAGCAGTTTATCAATGAAGTGAGAGCCAATCCCGCCTGCTCCACCCACAATAAACCATTTATTATGTTTCATTATTTAGTGCTTTCCCACTTGGTGGCAGTAACTTTAAGCGCTGGATGACTAACCAATAAATGAAGAATTACCGAACATAATCCCTCGACGTGAGGCGTGATCCTATCATCTACTAATGTTGGAATTATCAAACAAGCGTCAGTATTTTTAGCTACATAACCACCGTCTCGCCCAATAATACCAAGAACTTTTGCATTGACTGATTTGGCATAATCTACCGCTTTGATAAGACTAACCGAAATATTCTTATCAGCATTTCCGCCACCGACCGAAAGAACTAATATTGCGTCCTTATCAGTAAGGCGAGAACCTTGCAAATAGGCTGAAAAAATCGTTTCTAGTCCTTCATCGTTCGCGCGTGCGGTTAATTCGGATGAATTATCTGTTGGACAATATGTTTCGATATTACATATTTTGCGAAAATCATTGCAAGAATGACTCGCTGTTCCTGCACTGCCACCCATACCTAATACGAATAATCTTCCCTGTTGCGATCTAACTTGCGCCAATCCAGTTGCTAATTTTTCAATAGCATCGCGATCAAGTTGAGATAATATTGTCATCGATTCCATTATGTATTCGTGCGAAAATGATAATGTCATAATTGATACCCGCTTGCTTTCGCGTCTCTCTCGAACATCTTTACCGTATCTAAACTAAATTCTGTTAAACTTTTACCCAGGGAACTATACTTCTTCAATATGTCATATCCTACCGTTATGATATCGCACATTTCATTAGCTTGGACAACATCGAAAATCTGTCTCGGACTCGCCCATAATAGCTCGATACCTTCGTGCATTTTGCAAATTTCCGATGCGCCTTTCATTATTGGAATGGCATCCACTCCGGCATCAAAAATTCGTCCAGCAAAAACGCTGCAAACGCTTGGTGCCCCACCAGCTAATGCCTGCGTAGATTGTAATACTTGGGATAAAGTAAATACCGCTGTCACATTGACTTTAACGCCGGCGTGTGATAATTTATGAACTAAATCGCAAGAACTTTCGCCTACCGTATTAGTAATCGGTATTTTTACATACACGTTGGAATTTTTGTCCCAACTTGCAATTTCCATAGCTTGTCGTTCCATATTTGGAAAATCATCAGCGAACACTTCAAATGAAATTGGCTTATCACCAATTACATTCAAAACATCTTGGGCGAATTTTTTGTAATCTACTACTCCACTTTGTTTCATTAAAGTTGGATTACAAGTAAAACCTTTAATATTTACATCTTGAGATAATTTAGTAATATCTAATATATTAGCCCCATCAGCAAATATTTTAATTTTCAAATCTTTAATCATTTTTATCCTTTAACATATCTACGAAATCTCTTAAATCTTTTCCTATAAAAGTGGGAACTATATTTTGTTCTTCTAAAATTTTCATACTTTTTGGATCCGAAGAATTTATTAAAGCTGTATTTAACCCAAATGTATTGCCAGCCATTACATCCGTATGAAGATCGCCAATCATCCAACTTTTAGATTTATCAAAAATATTAACCCAAGCCTGCTCTAACATACCCGTTAAAGGCTTGCGGCATCGACACTTATCTTCTGTTTTATGAAAACAAATATGACTACTTCCAAATAATACCCCAGCCTCTTGGGTAATCATAGTTAAAATATGATTATGTATTACTGTTGTTAATTCTTTTGTTATTGATCCTTTTGATGCGCCGGGTTGATTGGTAGCTACTGATAGAGAAAATCCTAAATTTTTCAATTCTTTCAAAGAAGCCGCAGCCCAAGGAAAAACTTCCACTTCTTCAATGGTTTTGGGACTATCAATCATACCAGTAATAGAATTACTTACAAGGTTATTAAGTATTCCATCTCTATCAAGTATTATAAGTGCTTTTTGCATCATCTATCCAATCAGTAAAATCTTGTAATCCAGTTGGCGAACCAATCTCGTAAAACCTATCAGTAATAATATATCCGGCTAATTTTTTATCAATACTTAATTGATGAAATAATGTAGATAAATCATATTTTTGCTCTTTTGGAATATAATCTTTAATAATATTTCTATTCAATATAGTTAAACCGTAATCGATATAAGTAAAATCTGATTTAGGTTTTGAATTTGTTTGCTTATCATAAAAGACTAATCCATTTTCATATATGGCATTACTACTATCTAATTTATTTTCATTATGATAAACTGTCATCAGTGCTGGCAATGGTTGTTGCTTAAAACATTCAAATACCCATTCAAAATGAATTGGTAAAAATGAGTCGCCATATGTGATGAGAAGCTCCTCGTCAAGCATATTGGCATCAAAAGCTTTACGCACTGCTCCGCCTGTGCCAAGCAAAACTTTGCCGTCTTCAATATATTCTATGTGCAAGTCCCATTTGGCGCCATCTTGGACATATTCTCTAACCTGATCGGCTAAATGCCCAACGGATAACACAACTTTGGTAATACCGCTGTTAGCGAGGTAGTTTAATTGATAATCTATAAATGGAATACCATTAATTGGTATGAGGCATTTGTGAATATTAGGAAATAGCGTAGCCATTCGTGTGCCCAGCCCACCGGAGAGAATTATGCACTGCAACTTAACTCCGTATTAATAATTCTCATTATATAATTTCATTAGTTATTTTTTTCATTCTATTATTAACCCTCTTCCACTGACAATTCTAACTCGGCAATATTAAAACTTCTTTGGTTTTATTCCAATTAGTCTTACTACCCTTAATACAATAAGAAGCATCTATAAGTTGAACGTTCGCCCAATTATATAATTCTCTAATCTCTTCACAATTATCATAAGATAATATCCAATTATTTTGGAATTTTAGTATATTGGCTAAATTATTATGCTCATCATATTTCATATACTGTTGATATAATTGTTTTCCAGCCTTTACATAAGGCGGATCAAGATATATAGTAATACCCTGATCTCTTATTGTAGCATAATCGCTAATATCTTTATTAGATACTGTAATTCTACCAAATAATAACTCGTGTATATGATCTATTTGTTGTAGTAGTTTTTTTTCATTGTAGCGACATCCGATAGCCCATTTTGATTTTTGTAGTTTGCCCCCGATGGGGGATGCCGAATGCCGCATATCACCACTAAACGAACAACGATTAAAAAAGATCGATTGATATGCAGCTTCTATAATTGATTGTGGCGGTGTTGCTCGTAGCTGATAATATAATTCAATAGTTGGAATTTGTCGTATTAATTTTTTTAATTCACTTATATCGGTATCAGTTCCATTTCCCATTAGTTCCCAAAAACTAAATATTGAATAATCTTTGTCATTACAAAATAAGTGCATTTGTGGATATTTTTCGGCTACTTTTAAAAAGACACTTCCGCCGCCTATAAAAGCATCACAAAATATATGTGTATCTTGTAATGATTTTTCTATAAATGGCATTATTTGCGGTAGTAATTTTGTCTTTCCACCTGGAAAACGAAAAATTGATTTCATTTTGCTAATAAACGATCTTTAAAAGCCGCTTCTACATCATCAAAGTAGATTGCGGACTTACTCGTCAAGTGCGCCAATTTCATTGGTTTAAATAAATTGTGTTTATGCAAATCTTCTAATTTAAGAATTGATTTAATCTCTGCGGACTGATTGGTTAAATCAACTGAAACAAAAACTACATAATCTTTTTCTGTAAAATCTTTAAATATTTTTTTATCTGTTTTCTCAAACACAAATGAGGTGCCATATTTTTTGGCTTGCTCAACGCTTTGAGATTTAATATGTAAATTCAGTTCTTGATTTTTAATATCGTGATCCCACGATTTTTTAGATTTGGTATAGATATTAAAATCTGGAGGGGTGGTTTCAATTCCTTTTTCTTTAAAATAAGAAAAAACCACTATTTCGGCGATTTTCCCGACAATCTGATCTTTGGCTCTTTTTTCATTATTAAACTGACCGCGAGTGGAATAAAAGCCAGTATCTATTTTGTTAGCAAAATCTTGACACTTTTCTATATCTTGAGATGTAAATTTTATTATCATATTTATCTTATAAGAATTGCATATATTATGTGCAATGGTGTTATTTTAACCAAGCGAGTAAAATATTCGCTGTGATAAGCTTTATATCGCTGTCTTCCTGCATCTCTAATTTAAACGATCCACAATTATCAAATTCATTTTCTTGTAAATCCGGAAAATGCTGTTACGATGAGACAAATAGCACAAAAGTATGTGGTAGTGGATCCCTTAATGAGGTGTATATTGTAATTATTCATAAATTCAAATAGTTACACCATAAAGTCCAGATTCGTCGGTATAGATGTGTTCTAATGAATATTATGGAACATCGATAAATAAGGGACATTACATTGTCTATGGGGTTCTTGTAGAGGGGATAGGTGCCACTCGGCGCGAGTGGGGGTTGCCTACTCTCATATTTTCATATTGTATTAATGATTAAGGTTGCTCAATATACGAATTTTGATAAGCTTGTGCAGGAGGATCACGCCTATAAGGCAAAGCCACAACAGCGCCTTCTTTTCCCAGAAAAGCCCGAATATTCTTATTCAGACGCCTATAAAGAGGAAGATGTAGAAGAGCCAGAGAAAGAGCCCGAAGAAGTAAATTTAAAATATCCAGAAATTGAACCAGGGCATATTAGAACGAACGTTCCTTTCGTCCCTTTTCCAGGAACAGAAAAAGACGAAGGTCCTCCTACCAGTGAGGAAGCTCACGATACGGAGACGGCTAATCGTCAATCAAATGATAAAGCCAGAAATGATATTTTCGCCAAATATAATCAATTACGAAAGGCAGCCGCTATATTTTATGCCCATTATCAAGAAGCAAATCAACTTGCCTCATCTGATGATTATCAATTAGATTTAAGCGGAACTTATGCTGATTTATTTGCCAATTATGGAAAATTAGTTACACATAAATTAACACAAGAAATAGGTAGATTATTTGGACACCGAGGAGCGCGACGACAACACTATTCAAGTATTCAGCGTTATTTAGATAATGGTATTAATATTTTCAATATTACTAGTGAAAATTATGAGGAAAAACGTCACGAATTAATATGGCTTACCAACTATATGAACGATGTTAGCAAAAATTACGAACATCGTGTTAAATTATTAAAAAAACTTGGTCCAAACATACAAGCGGAAGCCGATAAGTTATTACAAAAACCAGAAGCGCTTAAATTTTTTGCTTGGATGGATGAATATTTTCCTAATTATAAACAAGATATTGTTAATTCAACAATCTCAACACTTTCATCACATTCATATTCTCGCTCATCTTCTCGAATAATTATTTTTTCAGATTTAGTAAATTTTAAAACTTATAAATCGATATATGAAAAAGCTCAACACACTGCCACTTATACATTACAAGATGCAATTCAATATAATGTAATGCGAGATGTAAAAACCGCTATACACGGAGAGTTATACAAAAAGATATCTCATATTTTTATTTCATTAGCCCAATATATGAGTGATGGGGGATTCGTTGCCGTCCCACGCCCGACCCTGAATGGGTTGGTTGAGGCTCAGCCACCAACAAACTCCTCTTCGGCCGAAGAGCAATGTAATCAAATAATTTCGTTTTTACGAAAATCTTTAAATATAGATATTCGCTCTATTTTTACATTTGCCGTTAGCGCTTCAAAGAAAAATCTCCTTGCATTTTATGCATCTGGTCCCACTTTCGTTGGTGAGGATGAAAAAAGAATAATAGAATACAAGAGTAATGTTGCAAGCCGAATGGCAGTAGATATCGATTTGATTTACAGTAAGTTTATAAAAAATCTTAGAGAATTAATACATCACTTTTTAGAAAAAAAAATAGATGATACTTGGGTGTCTAGGTGGGGATTTAAGAGCGCCGTTGAAGAATTGGTTACTAAAGTTGTTGGAACTGATTATAGAATTGATACCGAAAAATATTCTAAATTCTTAAAAATGAATGCTCGTGATTTTGAGCAAATTGCAATTCAATTTATATTTAAATATATAATGAAATCTATTGTTGGATTAAATGAATCAGAATTTAATTATCAGCATATGCACTTGTCGCAAGATCTTGTGGTCAAGCAGCCAGGATTTGGGGGCATTGGCAAAGTGGTAACCGAATCAAGTGGAAAATTTTCTATTGAAGCATTTGTTAATTTTGCTTCTCAACATATTCCATTTGTTTCAAAAGAAATACTATTAGCTTTAATTAAAGCAATGTTTAGAGAATTAGATTATAAATCTTTAAATCAAGTTGCACTATTAAGTCAAAAAGATTTAAAAAATACAATACAAGCTATTGTATATATTTTACAAAAAGATAATAAATTAAATCACGATAATTTATATAAAATATTTAAAAAAATTAACACATATACCGCCATATATAGAGAATTACGCAGTAATTTTCCAAATGTATTTAATGATGAGGAGCTTTTAAAAACTATTGCTGGCAGTGTAAGAAATCATCAAACTATAGATCAAGATTTAACTAATTTAGTTGTTTTCGCCAAGTTTGTTCATAATGAGGCTGGTTCGTTATCTGATAAGATCATTATAAAAATAATACGCAATAAAAATTTCATTAATTTTAATAAAAGTGGAATTGTAAAAAAATTATTTAAATCTTATACGTCTATACAAAATGAGGGTGGCGCTAAAGGCATCTATTCTAAATATGGAAAAATTATAGCAACTTTACGCCAAAGAAAATATATTAGCGAAACTTTTAGAGAAAATATATTTTTAATAACGAAGTTTTTTGAATCTAATGATGATATCAGCCCTGCAAGTCCTGTATTTGGCAAATTATTTGAAGTTGCTTCTCAAATAGAAAGCGACCTCAGCATCCTTGAAATGGGCGACGCTCTTAAAGATTTATTAAAGGGATATAAGATTAAAAGTCCCAAACTATTTGATTTAGATTATTCGTTAAGAAATGATTTGCGTTTTCGAGTATTGAAAGATAAAGATCCGAGAATTTTACGAATTGGTATTGAAACTGATTGTTGTCAGCGCTTGGGCGGATTTGGAGAAATTGCAGCGCGAGATTCTTTTATGAATCCATTATCAAGCGTTGTAATTCTTGAATGGAAAGATCCGTCAGATAATGAATGGAAATTATTAACACAAAGTTATTTTCATTATGTGCCAGAAGACAATGGCTACATATTGGATAATATAGAGCATAATAAGAATAATGTTCCTTTATTTAAAGCAACCAATACAGATCTCTCATTAGAAGAAGTTTATGCGACATATGCTGTTGAAATTAAGAATAAATTTGATGTTGCATATTTCTTGGCTGGCAAAGGATATTCTAAAATATCAGCATACCAATTTCAAACAGATCGGAGAAAAGAAGATCCTAGATTTTTAGACGATCGCGCTTTAACTAAATATAAGCGCGACCATTATTCGGACTATGACGAAGAGAACAGTATGGATTTACTGAATCCTACTTTTAATATTGATGCAGCAAAAAATAAAGTATTGGTAGAAGAAGTTAAAAAAGCACATTTACAAATGCGCAGATTTATAAAATCTATTTTAAATGCTAATAAATTTATTAAAGTATCACAAATAACTGATCCAAAACCTGCAACACAACCAGACGCACCAATACAAGATATTAAAACTTTATCTGGTGTTAAAACTAATATTTTTGGACCTCAAAGTTGGTTATTTATTAATCAATATATGAATGAATTAAATTCAGGATTATTTGAATTAGGACAAGGGCAAAAGTTAGGAAATCAAACCATTAACTTTCAAACTGTGGTAAAAAATCCCACCGGAATAACTCGCTTTACAGGCGGGCTAAAGGCATTATTTAAGCTTTCAATTAAATTATGGGGAATTGTAACAACAGATAAACCAGAACCATATACGGTAGATGATTCAAAAAATATTATAGCTGAACTAATTAATGATATGAATTCTTCTGATTTTCCAGAACCAGAGGCGCAAGATATTAAGCCACAATTAATAAATATATTAAATAAATGGTCAGCCATCCTTTAATTGATATATTGTATATGGAATGATTGATACGCTTAAAGACCGCATACTTACCTACGAAAGTGTAAGTGATTTTAAATTAACACGCAAATTACCTATTATTATAAGTTTAAATGGTAGGGGGTTTCGTAAAACCACCTCTATCTTGCATAAACCCTATTCTGAAGATTTTATAGAAATAATGGGACAGACTCTTATACGTTTGGCTTCTGAAATTGAAGGAGCTGTATTCTTATATTCATTTAATGATGAAATCAATATTATTTGTAGAAACGATCAGACTTTAGATAGTGAGCCTTGGTATGATAATAATATACAAAAGATTATTTCTGCCAGCGCTTCCATAGCCAGTATTGCTTTTTTCACCGCAGCGCAGAATAAAAATATCAAACTGTTAGGTGAGCCCGTATTTTTAAGTAAAGCATTTATCGTTCCTTCTCTTACAGAGGCTATTAATTATTTAATCGCCAAACAGCATCAGGCTTCACATATTGCAATTTCTATGGCTTGTTTTTATGAATTATTAAAAATATATAATGCTGAAAAGGTATTAAAAATTACTAAAAATCTTACTATAACTGAAAAGTATGACTTATTAATGAAGGAATGTGATGTAGATTTGCAAAGTTTTCCCCTGGCCTTTTGGAGAGGTGTTGCGTGTTATAGGGCTCCAAAACTTATGAAAACTGATTTTGGCGAAGAAATAAAATATAAATTAACTATAAATGACGCCTTGCCTTTTTTTAATAAGGACCAAATATTTTTAGCTAATATCTTAAAAAAACGTGATATATAATGTATGATATTATAATATTTGGTAAGATACGATGACTTCATTTGAAATTCGCAATACGGTTAATAAAGGACAGGGGCTATACTCTCTGGTGCATTTTGCTGCCAACCAAGTTCTATTAACTTTTAGAGGCAAAATATTTGATAAAAAAACAACATATGAATTACCAGATACGGTATCTGAACTATTTTTACAAATAGGTTCTAATATGTATTTAAATTTAAATAAAGATATATCTTTCTTTATTAATCATAGCTGTAATCCTAATACACAAGTTAAAATTATTTCACAAACGGTTTTTTTAATTTCTACACGCCCTATTGCGCCCAATGAAGAATTATGTTTCGATTATTCAATTACTTCTACTGAAAATCTTGAAGAATGGTCAATGGCGTGCAAATGTGAGCAATGGAATTGCAGAAAAAGCATTAGCGGATTTCCTAACCTATCTGATAAAGATAAAGAAAAATATTTAAAATTAAATATTGTTCCAAACTACATTAAAAAATTATAAATTAGGCAATAAATGAAAAAAGGCATTATTTTATCGGGTGGCACTGGTTCGCGCCTTTTACCATTAACAAGCATTACTAATAAGCAATTATTACCAATTAATAGAAAACTAATTATAGATTATTCTATAAATACGCTAATACAATTAGGATGTAAAGAAATTACAGTCATTCTTGGCGGTGAGCATTTTTCTCAAATAGTGGCGTATTTACAAGACGGCTCCGATCGTAATGTGCATTTTAATTATATTTATCAGAATAAACCTTCTGGAATAGCTCAAGCCATTAATTTATGCGAGCCTTATTTCAATAAGGAAGATGAGTTTGCGGTAATTCTCGGTGATAATATTTTTGAAAAACCCATACAATTAGAGCCTTCTTCTAAAACAAGAAAATATTTAGTCGGACCAAAAGCACAAATTGTATTATACAATACCGAAGAAATTCATCGTTTTGGCTGCGCTTCATTATTAAATGGAAAAATCGTTCATATAGAAGAAAAACCAAAAGAATTATATGCGGAATGCGATGCCAATTTGGCTATTACGGGGCTATATATATTTACTAATAAATATTTTGAATATTTTAAAAAAGTAAAACCTTCTGCAAGAGACGAATATGAAATTACAGAAATTCTTTCTCAATATCTTGCAGATGATAATTTAGAATATACATTTGTAAATGGTCAATGGTTAGATGCAGGAACATTTGAAACTATTGATGTGGCTCGTCAATTAGCCAAAGAAACAAAATTAGAAGACAATTTTATTAAAGGTAAAGAATGAAAATAATGATTATAGGCGATGGGTTTATCACTTCTCATATAAGATATGAGGTTATTTCGACCCGATTATGTGCTGATGACTATCAAATACGACATCATATACTTGAAGTATATAAGCCAGATGTAATAATAAATTGTGTTGGATATTGTGGCAATCCCAATATTGATGCTTGTGAAAAAAATAAAGAACAAACTATTTTGACTAATTTAACAATTCCCACTATATTAGCTACAGAATGCGCTAAATTAAATATTAAAATGATCCATATAGGATCTGGTTGTATATTTATGGGTAAATCGCCAAATGATAAAATAGATCGTAGTAAGTGTTTTAAAGATTGTCAATCAAACGATCATTTCATTGATACCGGGTGGACAGAAGAAGATATCGCAAATCCTAAATCATTTTATTCAAAAACAAAATATGCTTGTGATCTTGCAATAAGTAGTCTTCCAAATGTTTGTGTTTTACGCATTCGTATGCCAATCTCTGATAAAAATGCTCCAAGAAATTTAATCAATAAATTATTAAAATATGAAAATATATTAGAAGCTGAAAATTCAGTCACATTCATCAAGAATTTAGTAAATGTAATTGATTGGGTTATTGAAAATAATAAAACAGGAATTTATCACGTGACCAATCCTACCCCACTTACTCATATTCAAATTCTCGAAGAATATCGAAAATATCATCCAGAACATAAGTATAATAAAATTAACGAAGAACAATTACAAGAATTTATTTCTGCCCCACGCTCTAATTGTTTTCTTAATACTGATAAACTTACATCGGAAGGTTTTACTATGACTCCTTCTTTACAGGCATTAGAAGAATGCATGGCGAGCTATGTGCAAGGAATAAAATAAATGGATGGTAAATTAAAAATATCTCTTGATAAAAGAGTTGACAGTTATGGTAAAACATTTTATATAGGAAAAATTGAATCTCCAATTACTATTGATTGCGAAAAGGGTATTGCATTTTTGGTTTTCATAAGTGATGAATCCGAAGAAGAGTTGCAAATTTGTAATCTTGAAAAATCCAATAAACCCAAAGAACCCAAAGTATATACTATTAAAAAGAAAATACAATGACTTTACATTTTGAACAATTGTGGGAAGAGGCGGAGCGGGTTGCAGAAAAATCTCCAACGACTCGCAATGAATTATTTATTAAATTAAAATATGAACTTGAAGAATATTCCAAACTTGACAATATACCTTCAAAAGAAATTCAAAATATTTTAAAAACAAAAAAGCTCGGAGAGATTTTATTTAAAATCGCCGAGCTTTCGAAAGTTGATAATATTAATACGTTTGCAGCCTTACAATTAGAAGTGCAATATCTTATGAAACAAGAATAAATTATTTACCATTAACTGTAACTATTTGAACTACTCCTGCATTTTCATCAGGTATTTGTTCTGATATAAGATTCATTATTTCTTGTTTAAATTGATTTAATCCTTGTGGATATTTTACTTTATTCGTAAATGGTGGACTGTTAGATGGAATAAGTATATTACAATTAATATTTATTTTTCCACCCTCTCCCCTGAGGACGTGAAAGTTATCAAATCCTACTTCGCCCCAACTTTTATTGGCTAAATAAACTGTAAGAGCACTGTTTATTTGTTGTTGTAATTGCATATCTTGACCCGCGGCAGGGGCAACTTGTGCTAATTTAATTTGAAACTTTTTAGCTAACCTACTCACTTTGTTCATATCGTCTCCTGCAGTTTGTTTTAATAAATAGACATTTGTCTCGTGTTCGCCGGCTATTGACATTATCATATCATCAAGCCCCAAGGACATGTCTTGCGACATTGCTTCATAAAATTCTTTAGAAAATGTTAAAAAGTCTTGCTCGGCTTCTAATGAATATTTTATAAATTCTGATGTATGAGAATATTTGGTTAAAAATTCTTGAATTAAAGCGGGCTGTTCTTGAACACCCAAATATTCACGTCCAAATAAGCCAATGAATTTTTCAGCCGCCGTATCCGCATTATCTGCGGCAGATTTATAAATTCTTTCAAAAAGAAGATGTTTACCGTAGGCATTTGCGCCATAAGTAAGCCAATGATGATTTTGATGAAGTAAATATAAGGCTCGTAAAAACGCTACATATTTTGCACAATTTTCTTTTATATTCACTTATGCCTCGATACCAAAATGGTAAAATATCCCTATCCAATATTTCTTCAATTAAATTATACATCGATTGATAAATCAGCCAATTTAGCCATAATTGAAATTGGAATCTGCGGGCATCCCACAGTAAGTGCAAATGTATTGTGAATTATCGTCAGATACAGAAGTGTATTTGTATTCACATAGTTTCTTATAAGCTGTTCTAATACTCATATAGTATATTATATCAAACATTGATAAAATTATACTTACATAAAATATTCCTTCCAGGATGCGTTTAAAACGTTCCAATAATTGAGATAAGCAAAGCGACGTATCTAATTCTAGGCTTTTGTAGAATTAAGCCTGTAAGCCGCAAGTGGCATTTCTGAATATCTCCTGTGCGTCAAACCCAAATAGATTGCCGGCTTGTGCTAAATTTTTCTCTCGCGCGTATAGGTGATATAGGTGTGACGTAGGTAACATACGTGATATACATTAACAGAACTTACATAACAGAATGTATAATGTAGATATAGATTGGGCAGACTCTCTTACCAACCTAGTAATACTGCATATTGTTTAAAATCATATTAGGTATTAATATTCAAATTCACCGATAGGAAAGCTATGCAATCAAGAGAATTAAAGTGTTTTAACAAAATTGTAAGTGTCTGTAAAAACAGAGGATTGGTTGATCTTGCGGATGATATTTTAAATATGCTTGGTCCTAAATATCTGGAAAAGGAAGAAGTTAAACATCTTGTCGCTACTGAAACCCCTAAAGTTATCAAATATGCTGACAAAACCTCCTTTCTTGAAGCAACGAACTTTGCCAATAAATGCACCAAATGCGACGAACTCGTCGAACAGGGTACTCCCGCATTTCTGCAAGGAAAGAAGCTGTATCACGTTTTATGTGGCACAGAAACATTGAATGAACCCGCCACAGATAATTTCTACTACAAACGCTGGTTGATGAAATCCAAAGATATAAATATACAAGAAGTCGAAGATGAAGCGGAAATATAATAAAACACATTTCAAATCATTTGATATAAATGATCTAAATGTAGATTTGCCCCTTAATCTTAAAGAGTTAGAGCCTTTAATCAATATTATTGTGCAAAAATACCCATCTCTTAAAAAGAGCGAAATTAGTATTATAATTAAAACATTTATGGAAGAAATAAGAGAGCAATTAATTCATGGTAATGGTATTCATATCAAAAATTTTTTATTGAATATGAAGTTATATACATTTTGTAAATTACGCAATAATAAATTAATGTTTAATACTAAAGTTCAAGTCAACACCCCTCGAAAAATAAGAAACAATAATGTCATTAAATGATGGATATTTTGCAGATTTTACAAAAAATCTGAATCAATTTTCAATGCAAAAATTATGCGATATTATAGTTGTAGATCGCTATTTAGGCTCCTTAAATCAAGAAGCGATTATGTGTATGCAAGAGTTGGCTGCCAGACGAGAAAATGGCGACGTATTTGATTACGAATCATTTATTGAAAGTCAATTAAAAAAATTACCAGAATTTAAAGTTAATTTAACGCAAAAAATGCACGTCGGTTATAGCCTTTCTGCTTTAAAAGGAATTAAATGATTTCTAATGCAATTATAAGACATATTTTTAATTATTTTGGAATATGGGTCGCGGGACATGTTCCTCTTTTTACAATATTATCTGATAAATATCAGATTGATAAAAAATTATCAATCGAATTGGAAGATGGCGAACAATTACAAAATTCTATTTGGGGCGCCACAGGCAAAGTAGGCACATCAACCATAAGGGTTTTGGTAGCTGATATTACGACTGATGCGAATATAACGGAATATATTCTATTATTACAGCTTGACGCTTTATCTGTTTATATTCTAAAATTAGAAATGATTGATGAAGGAATTAATAGAGCTTATTTTAATCATAATGATGAAATTTGGATAGAATTATCTAATTTACTTTTAGCCAAATTACTGGTAGGTATTGAACAAATGAATGAATTGTTCATTGATTATCAGCCAATAACTAATTATCAGGAATTATACCAACATTTAATTAGTTTTATGAATTATGAAGAAACCATCCATAACCCTCAATAAACGTAAGCTGACTTTTTTAGTCACTAAAAGATTGAAACATAATATTCATCACATACACATAGCTAATGTGATTTCGATATTTGTTGATGAATTTTTGCTTAATTTACAGCAAAAAGAAAATATCAATATTCCTAATTTTTGTCATTTTAAATTAGAAATGAGTAAACCGCGTAAGTTTCATAATTTACAAAAACAAAGATTTGCTATTTCAGAAGGTAAAATTTTATTAAAAATAAAATTATCTAAATCATTGCGTAACAAAATAATCCAAAATATGGATTTAATTAAAACATTTTTATAGTGGAGATTGAAGTGAAAAAATTTATAATAAAAATTAAAAAAATTCTTCTCGAAGAAAAGGAATTAATTTCTTCAAAAGAATTAATACCCATTGATATAGATATATCAGGTGACGAGGTTGATGAAATTCAAGGAAAAATTCTCGCTAACATACAGGCTCAATTATCTTTAAGAGATAAGATAAAATTAAAAAATATAGATATAGCGCTTAAAAAAATCGAAGAAAATACCTATGGTCACTGTGAAGAATGTGGGGAATTAATTGCTGAAAAAAGATTACTTATTAATCCAACATTTGCAATTTGCATTAGTTGCGCTGAACAATTAGAGGCTGAAAAGAAACAACACAAAAGGCGATAATGAATACTGTTATCTTGGAAAAGATGGGAAATGTTGAAGAGGTTCGTGTAGATGTCTTTTCAAGACTTCTACAAAATAGAATTATTTTTATAGATGATTTATTAACAGATAAGGCATCTGTCGATGTATTGGCTGCCTTATTTGTTTTAGATAAAGAAAATCAAAATAAAATTACCATCTTTATTAATGCCGAAGATGGAGACATACGCAATGTATTTGCTATATATGATGGAATGCAGCTATTATCATCGCCGCTTGAAACTTTTTGCATTGGAGCCGTAATGCGTGAAGCGGTCTTGTTATTGGCAGCTGGCACCAAAGGGTATCGATTAATTACTAAAAATGCCGGCATCTGTATTTCACAGGTAATGTCTCAATCAATGGGTCATTCTGATTTAACAAATACTAAAATTTCTCATACCAAAACCATTAGAGACAATGAAGCTTTTCTAAAAGCATTATCTAATCATAGCGGCAAATCGCTTGTGCAGTTAAAAAAAGATACAGAGCGTCAATGTTTTATGACTGCTGCGGAGGCGGTAAAATATGGAATAGCCGATAAGGTTGTCTAATGAATTTAGAATCAAATAAATATGCCGATGTTTATACCTCCCTATCTCAAGATAGAACTATCTTTTTAGCCGAAGATTTAACCAAAGAGCTCGCCTCATCAATATGTGGATTACTAATTTATTATAATGCAATTAGTTCAACAGAAGATATTAATTTATTTATTCATACATCTGGGGGAGACGCATCAGCATTATCGAGTATTTATGATGTAATGGGTTTAATTGATGCCCCAATTTCGACTATTGGTATAGGTAAAGTCTACTCGGCGGGTGTTTTTTTGCTGGCGGCAGGCACCAAGGGTAAACGATTTATGTTTAAAAATGCCGAAGTAATGATCCACGGATTACAGTGTTCATTTCCAGAAATGCCAATGTCTGATCAAGTGGATTCCAAAATTTATTATAACTATTTGGAATCATTTAATAAAAGAATATTAAAGATACTTGCTAAACATACACAGCAATCTATTCATAAAATTTCACAAGATTCCAAACGAGATTTATATCTAGATGCTAAAGGCGCCTTAAAATACGGTATTATCGATAAAATTTTATAATATCATAATCTCGTATATTTTAAGATGCCTGTAATAATTACTGCAAGATCCCACTCTGAAGACCCCGCGCAAGAACATCTTCGTGAACGCAAGGCGGTTTGGAATAAAGCCTGTTCTGCCTTTATTGCAAGATTGAATGCCTTTAAACCTGCCCTCATATCATTTAAACGTGGTTTAAACGGTCGGGGGGACGCTAAAGCCGGATTGCCAATCTCTACCATTAAAGAGCCGTTACCGGCAGAAATTGGCGGTTATTTGGGATTGGTAAGCGGTGAGTTCAATGAATTAGCTGCCGAATTTGCTACATTAGTGTCAGAAGCTAATGGAATTGTTCAAGAACAATCGCAATATGCATCTCACCGACGTCAAACGCACGCCTCCCCCGATAATAATGCGTTAGTTGTAGAGGGCTCTAATCTAATTACTAGATATTGGGCAAAATTGCCTTCTTTATTTTCTCAAGAAACAAAACAACAAAAATTACAACGCTTATCGGCATTAAGTTTAAGTCATACTTTATTTAAAAATTTAGTTGAATTTGAAGATCATATCTTATCTAAAGATATGGGGTCATTTAAGGATGTTTTAAATTCTTATTTCCGCATATCTAATAATTTAAATTCATTAAAAGTTTCTGTAATTAAATTATTTAAACTTAAGGGGCTAGACGCTTCGAAAGTTGGCATCATACCCGCAGATAAGTCGCCTGACACCTCCTCTGATACTTCCTCTGATACGCCACCTGACGCAAACAAACCTCCTATAGCTAATAAACCTTCTGCTCCGCCTGCCGCTCCGCCTGCCGCTCCGCCTGCCGCTCCGCCTGCCGCTCCGCCTGCCGCTCCGCCTGCCGCAACCTCTCAAGTATCACCACCTTCCCCTTCATCAATACATAAATTAAAAGATGATGTTATTTATATGGGCAGTTTAGGGTTATCGAAAGATGATATGCAGAGATTTTTAGCTATTTATCATCAAAATAAATTAGAGAAAGATAAAAATAAAATAGATATAATTGCAGATATTTTACAAGAAAAATTTGATGAATTATTTGATAAGTTTAAAAAACAAATAGAAATAGAAATAGAGCAGAAGTTACCGGAAAATATTTCATTAGATGAAATTCGTAATCTGCAAAAAAATGCATCTCTACTCAATTTAGATTTAACTAAATTATCCAGCCACTTATTGTCACGCTTATGGAATAAATACAAACATAAGCGTGGGAAAGATCCGTCATCCGCCGCACGTATAGAAGTATATAATATTATACGAGAAATGAAAATTATAGTTGATAAAATTATGAATCTTTTAGAAAATAAAGATTTTAATTCAGAAGAATTAAATGTAAAAATTACTGAATTATTAACATTAATATTAACAATAAATGAACCACTTCACCTTTTAAATATGCTATATAAGGATAAATATTATGAACCAGGTTCAAATAAACGTAATGTAAATATATTAGATCCCGCGGGGCGCTTCTTCAATAAACAAATACAGCAAGATATAGATAAACCGGGCTGGTAAAATGAATAATACTAAATTGATGAATAAAGGCTTTGTCATTATAAATGGCAATAGGTTTGTAGTCTCACTTGCTATTGATGAAAATGAACAAACAAATGGTCTAATGCATATTGAACCGCCTTTAACATCTATGGCGTTCGTATATACGAAGCCACAAATAAATAAATTTTGGATGAAAAATGTGAATGATGATTTAGATATTCTTTTTTGTTACAAAGGTAAAGTTATTGAAATTGTTAAGGCACAAGCATACTCTACACGATTAGTGGGTAAGGACCAATATTCTGATTTGGTATTGGAGTTTCCGGTTAATATTCATAACAGATTTGGTTTCAAAATTGGTGATGATGTTAAGATGAGTTTATCTAAAGAGGCTTTTGGTAAATTACTTGCTGTTTAATTTATTTTGAAATACACGATTTCTTAATCCGCTAACGAGTATTATAATGTTAGTATGGAAAAAATAGAAGTCTTCAATAGTTTTTTAACAGCAAATAAATTGCACGCCAAATGCATTGATGTAACCAAAAAAGGTTGTATGAATGTTTTTGATGTTAAAATCGAAAATAATTTTAGGTTAGCCAAATTTTCAGCTCTCTCAAAAGAGCTGATGCTTGTGCTAAAGTCGTTTTCAATTCCTATAACTAAATTTAAATTAGATAGTGGCTTACTTCAAATTGAAACGGTGGTAGAAAAATTACCAGCTTCAAATCTAATAGAAGATTTGTCTACAATAATATCTAATAAAAAAGAATTACAACTTATTTTAGGTAACACTTATCAAGGCAATAAAGTTATTATTGATGTGGATAAAAATCCGCATATGTTAATAGGAGGATCGACAGGGTCAGGTAAAAGCAGTTTATTGCACACTATAATTAGTAATTTATTACTTGCAACAGATGCAAATCTTTTTATTGTTGATACCAAAGCTATTGAATTTTCGCCTTATGCCAAATTAACTTCTCGAGTTAATATTATAAATTCTTATACAGAGTACAATTACTTATTACATTACCTACTCTCTATAATGGAGCAAAGATATTCTCTTCTCAAAGATAATCCTGATATTAATATCATTAATAATGATAGTTTTAAACCAATTGTATTAGTAATTGATGAATTTGCAGATTTAACGATGCAAGATCCTTCTAAAGAAGGTTATATCTTATTATGCAGATTAATACAAAAATGTAGGGCTGCCGGTATATATTGCATTTTAGCTACACAAAGACCTTCAGTAGATATAATTACTGGTGTTATTAAGGCAAATTTTCCAGCTCGTATCGCCTGTAAAGTTTCATCTAAAATAGATTCCAGAATTATTTTAGACCAGAATGGGGCGGAGGCTATCACTAATGTTGGTGAAGCTATAATTAATAATTATAAATATAATTTTGAAAAATTTCAAGTATCATACTCGTCGCCCAATGATATAATGAGCCTATTATCTTCTTTACTTTAGGACACGCACACGCGTGCGTGTGTAAAAATGCGAAAATGGAGACCTACATTTGTTTGTAAATATGTTATTCCGGAGATTCACGGAAATATTGAAAGTCTTAATATTATATTAAATAGAATACTTCCATTACGCTTCTCTAAAGATCAGGAAGATGTTCTTATATTTTTAGGAGATCTCATAGATAAAGGTAATGATACTTATAAAGTATTAGAATTATTAATTTCTCTAAAAAAAGAATATGGTAATAAACTTTTTATCTTAAAAGGTAATCACGAAGATTTGTTTTTAAAAGCTTTAAAGTCACCCGAAGCTTATAGAACTTGGTTATTGTTGGGAGGCATTCCAACAGTTAAAAGTTATTTAGAAAATCAGAATTTAAAATCTGAACCGGAGTCTTTTCCGTTTTCTCGTCTCACAGACATTGTTCCAAATTCTCATATAGAATTTCTTAATACCTTACCTTCTAATCTTATATTAGAAGATTATATTTTATTTCACGGCGGATTCGATCTAACACAAATAGATGACAATGATTATAGGTGGGTATCTGATACTAGCGCTTCTCAAAAAGTTAAAAGTTATTTAAAAAATAAACAAAATATATTGTTACCAACCGATAAAATTTATATCGGAGCACATAACTATAAAAGTAAATTGCCATTTATTTATTCTAAATATTTTATGCTAGGCGGCGGCGCGCCATCTAAATTAATTTTATTTGAATTAAATTCAATGACTTGTGCTATGATTAAGCATAATAAATCAAGAATTTATAAACATAAATTTAAATATTATGAATAATGTGGCGCGCGTGAGCGCTTAGATCGATGAATTGATCTGCCAGTTGCTCATATATTTTCCATTGTTTATTTAATATAGAATAACATTGAGAGTAGCTCATTTGTCCTATTGAATAGTAATAATCTTTGGAAGCATTCTTTAAACTTTCAGGATATAAGGAATTCACAAAAAAGATATAATCTCCAACATTTTGAAATTTTTCAAAATCTTTCTCGTTTTTAGCTAACGCATATTCAAGGGTTAAACTTGATTTAGATAAATCATAATTAGCATATTGATATTTGGCAAATATGCTTACCATATATGCTTTGAGCTCATATTGCACGGGCAAAGTTTCGAAAGCATTTTCGAAATAATTCCGCAATGATGATGAATGAATTATCATAACTAAATACAGTTTTATTAAAGTATTATTAAAAGAAATATAAATGAAAAAAAATATTATAATCGTCGAATCTCCAGGTAAAGTTCAATCAATCCAAAAATATTTGGGCGATCAATATATCGTTTGTGCCTCTAATGGGCAAATAGTTAATTTAGCCAAAGGAGGTAGGTATGGTATAGGAGTTAACCCTATCGATCATTTTAAAGCATTTTATACACTTATGCCCGATAAGGTATATTTCTTAGACAAGATCATATCTAATGTTGATAATATTGAAAAAATATTTATTTGCACCGATCCAGATACTGAAGGGCACGGTATTGCTTGGCATATTGCTGAAAAACTTAAACATTTAAATAAGCCAATTTTTAGAGCCGAATTTCACGAAATTACACAAGAAGGCGTTGTGGCGGGGTTAAATCAATTTTCAGAAATTGATTTAAATAAATTTAAAGCTCAAGAAACACGGCGTATACTTGATAGGCTTGTAGGCTTTATGGTATCACCATTTTTAATTAATGCTTATGGGGCTAATTTATCAGCTGGACGAGTTCAATCCGTAGCAACACGTATGGTTGTAGAGTTGGAACAAGAAATTAATAAATTTGAACCACAAGAATATTGGAATATAAATGTTAATCTAACTAAAGATAAGCAATCTTTTATTGCCAAATATCAAGGTAAAGTAAAATCAAAAGACGCCGCCGAGCTAATTAAATTAGATATAGAGCAACCCAATATAGCAAATTCTTTATTTGAAGTTGTATCGGTCTCAAAGAAACCAAAGAAAGAAAATTCAGACGCTCCATTAACTACCGCAAAGATGCAACAAGTGATGGCATCCAAATACGGATTTGAGGGCGAACAAACGATGGCTGCCGCCCAGTCATTATATGAAGCTGGACACTGCACATATATTAGAACCGATTCAGTGCGAGCCTCTGATGCGGCATTAACAAATGTGCGAGAATGGTTGGTAAATAATAAATTTGAGATACCAGCAAAACCAAACACTTTTAAAAATAAAGACGCGTCGCAAAATGCCCACGAATGTATTCGACCAACCATCTTACATAACGTGCCAGATAAGATGCATTTGAGTGGCGATATGGGGTTACTATATAAAACTATTTGGTCATATTTCGTATCATCGCAAATGTGTCCAGCCGTATATGATACATTAGAGGCGAAAATTATTCACACTTTGCTTGATAAGCATCAGTTTAAATTAACAGGCAAACTATTAGTATCTCCCGGCTACTTATCTTTATTAGAAGGTAAGACCGTATCGGAAGAAAAATTTCCAACTATAAATACAAAAGATTTATTACATTTATTAGATGATAAATCAATTTCATTGGAACAAAAATTTACTCAACCACCGGCAAGATACAATTATTCCTCTTTAATTAAAGAGTTGGAGAGTAAAGGAATTGGAAGACCGAGCACTTATACCGAAATTATTAGTAAAATTACTAGTAGACATTATGTAGAAAAACAAGGTAATACTTATCACGGCACTAAATTAGGCGATCATATTACTACAATTTTAACTAAATATTTTGATTTTATGGAGTATGATTATACTGCCGAATTAGAAAAACAGATGGATGATATTTCTGAGGGTAAATTAAATAATTTAACAGTGCTTACTGATTTCTATTTAAGATTTCAAAATAAATTAAAAGAAGCCCACCTAGCACATCACGGCAAAATGTGTGACCAATGTTCAGCACCTATGTATTTAAAAAATGGAAAAAATGATACTAAATTTTGGGGTTGTAGTCTCTATCCGTTTTGTAATTTCTCTGCTCCTGTAGAATTAAAAAACTGCGCATAGTGAATGATTTTTTATATAAACTAAAATTTGACGATATATAGATCGTTGGATACGATTTGTATCCGTAACATTAAACAGAGGCAGGATACAATAATCCTGATGATTTTCAGTAATGAAAAACAATATGAATAAAGACGAGTTGATAAACTCCTTTCTGCGCGGCGAGCAGGTCCAATTGAAGGGAGGTGATATTGTAAGGACACAAGCCAATCTTTTAGACGATTCTTATCTTAAAGATTTCCTTCCCCTTGAGGTGAAGGTATACGGATATAATTTCGATAAAGCTTTTAAAGCATTCCGTGCAATAGTTCAGAAAGAAAGAATTCTGTCATTATATAAGCAAAAACAAACTTTCGAAAAACCTTCAATTAAGCGTCGTAGAAAACGCAATGAAATGAAGCAGAAGCGATTGGAGTTAGAAGCTAAACAAGCAAAAATAATCTCAGGAGAGTTCGAAAAAGAGCTGCTTAAAAAGCAGAAATTAAAAGATCTCAAAAAACAATTGAAAGATGTTCGTCGTAAAGAAGATTAAACAATGACTACTCCTCATCAAGAAGAAGATAATATTATTAAAAATCCTTATAGAAATAAGGAAGATATAATTCCATCCTCTTATATTCCCGAATATAAGAGGTTGGGCAAAGATCCTATTATACAGGATTTTTCCTCTCTTGATGGGGAGTTTCTTGCTTCCCCAATTATAGAAGCTAATGTTGTTGAATCTCATATATTAGATAATAATGAGCACGTAAGTTATGGCTTTGGTGTCAAGCCTCCGAAAACTAATAATACTTCTCCGAATATAGGAGAATTTATATTAATGGTATCTGGTAAAACTATTTCACACGGAAGTCACGAATATGTTTTATCTGAAGCTAAATCTATTCTATATAGAGAACATCCGTTATTTTTGAATACAAAAGTTCAATTAAATGAAATTGTAATTTTAAAGAGAATTGGATTAAAAATAGGAGTATTTTTAGATGAGTGAAGTAGATATTGATTTACGAAAAGCCAGTGATGTATTGATTTCTCTCGAAGAGAAAGTGCTTACACTTATTAAAGCAGTATCTGCCAATGATATGAATAATAAACTTATATTAGATAGACTTAATAAATTACTCGCTAAGCCCACGGCTCTCCCAGAGCAATTGCCTACTGCTATGACAATGCCATCAGTTACCGCCGACGTAACACGATCCGGTGCATCTAAAATATTTTCACCGCCATCTCCGATGGAAGTGAGTCAAGCTCCCATAATTAATAAAAAAAATATTATACAAGTTGAACCTTTAGTTAAAGAAACTAAAGTCTCCACCCAAGCAACGCAATTAAATCTGCCTAAAATTCCTGTAGGACAACGTATCACAGATAATAAAGGTAAAGATTTATTTATGGCGGATGTTATTATAACTAATTTGGATACTAAAGAAGTTATTAACAAATCAAAAACAAATGCAGTAGGAAAATGGCAAACATATCTATCAGTTGGTAGATATTCTATATCTATTACTAAAATAACAGACTCTGTAACATTCAATAAGATTGAATCTCTTCAGGAAATAGAGATTACTCCGCAGATGAAATCTTTGCAGCTTCCAATAGCCATTATTAAAAGATAAAATACCAATGCCTATAGATGGATACTCTAAATTAGATCAATTTAAATTATATTCAAGTAATCAAATTAAAGTAAATTTAAGATTAAAAGAAATAGCCGAAGAGATTGCTGTTTTACCAAAAATTCCTCGCTCAATGGATGAATGGATTGCGTCTTGGACTAATCCATTATCTCGAGGTTTTGGCATAGATACGTTTTCTAAACATTTAAGAATTAAAAAAGAATACGCACAATTAACCGATATTGCAGATACCAATTTAAGAGAAATGAAAATCCTTGCCATTGAAGATTTACTTGCTAAAATTAGCAACACTTTAAATAAAAGTGATTAGTTTAATGATTAAAACATTATTATTAAATGATAATTTTCAAATTATTGCTTTTATAACAGAAAAAAAGGCTATAAAACTCCTATTAAAAGGTAAGGCAGAAATGCTTTCTGGATGGATAGGTAGAAAAATTTATTCAAGCAATGGGTTTATAGAACATCCTGCCACATTAAAAATGAAATATCATGTAGCATTACGTCCTACAAAACTAATATTTTCACGTAAATTAGTATTGCGTCGAGATGAATATACGTGTTGTTATTGTTATAAAAAGTATAAACATACTAATTTAACTATTGATCACGTAATACCTAAAAGTGTTGGAGGCATTAATTCATTTACTAATTGTGTTACCGCCTGTCTCTCTTGCAATAGGAAAAAAAGAAATAGAACGCCGGAGCAGGCTGGAATGGTATTAAAGATACAACCGTCTGCTCCTAATAAATATTTATGTTATTTCCCAAGCGAAATAGAATGGCACGATGATTGGCTATTCTTCACCAATTAAATCTATAATAATAATTTTTTCTGATAAAATTTCCTCTTCAATTGGAAGAGGGGGTAATTGCTCAATATTAACATATACTTGTTGTAATTGGTTATCTTTCTTTTTCTTTTTTTCATAGATAAAATTCCAAAAAATAGACATATTAATCACCTACAATAATAGCAAATTATGGCTTATAATGTTATGTAATACCTGTTCGAAATTAGCTTCAATGAATACACAAAAAACCTGCCTTCGTTGTAATAGTTTCATATATATTAATCTTTCAGTCATATGTGATAATTGTTCTAAAACAGAGAAATTATGTTCTATTTGTTTAAAAAAATTATATAATCCAGCAGTAAAGCCTAAATCAAATTGCGGTAATTGTGGAAATAATAAATGATAATTGTAGATGAAGTATTATTGCGCCGCTCCAACGAAGACGCTAAAATAGAAGAAGCTAATGATTTAATTAAATTGCTTGAAAAAGAATTAAATTATTCTATGTTAATGGGCAGACCTGGCATTGGGCTTGCTTGTCCGCAAATAGGCATACAAAAAAAAGTAGCTATTGTGCGAATTAATAATTTATCTGTTAATTTAGTTAATGCTAAAATTAAAAAGGGATATACTCCATTTGTATTTAAAGAAGAGGGATGCCTGTCATTTAATGGACAGTTGAATGATACGATGCGTTATCAAGAAATTCACGTAACAGATAATGCCGTCCCACCATACGCCTTTATCGCTACTGGATTAATGTCTGTAGCAATACAACACGAATTAGATCATTTGGATGGTATTCTATTTTTTGATAGAATGATCAAAAAAACTATAGCAAATATAAAGATAAGACCAAATGATCCGTGTTCTTGTGGTTCTAATAAAAAATACAAAAGATGCTGTAAAGGTGCTTAATATGGATAAGGCAAAAGATTTACTGTTAATAGAGACTATCGTTAAAGTGGCAGCCATAAATAAACTTTTAGTTAAAAAGGGGTTATTAACCGATGATGAAGTTCATACGGAAATGGCATCTATTTCTAAAGATTTAGTTGAAGAATTTAAAAAACTATCACCTGATATTTTATCTTCAACTATCAAAAATTCTTGATATATACTTACAATAGGAGAGATTATATGACAAGTGGTAAAAAAGTTTGGGATGAGATTAAAGATAAGGCTATGGATGTATTTGCAATGACTTCAACGGTCGCTAATTATTGCGAATATGTGGATATTGATCCGGCAAAATGTTATCTAACGTGCAAAGCTTCAGCAGCATTGCCCGCATTAGAGACGGCTTTAGGTGTAACATATCAAGTTAGTGTAGTTGATAAATATGTTTTAGTAGAAAAAAAGGCTTAATATGCCATTTGACGACAATGAGAGTGATATTATTCCTACGCCAATTAGAAAAATTGGCGTTAAAAAAGAAAATGCCACAACCTCTAATGTAAATGATGTTAATAATATTAAGGCTAATTTTGAAAATAAAGCTGATGCTCAATTTTCTAAAATAGAAGAATATAAGCAGCAAATATGGGATTTATCTATTAAATATAAGTCTTTTATTGATAATAAAATATTGCCGGTTAATCGAGGACCTATTTCTAATAATTTAGAAAAAGAAGTATTAGATAAATTAGTGCAATTATCTACAGAAATGAATGAAGATGAACTTCTCGAACAGGGTATGGGAAGCACTGCGTTGTGTATGTTATTGATGAAATGTATGTTAATGCAAAGAGATGCAATAAATATTTTATCTTGTAAAGTAGATCAGTTTGAAAAAAAATTAATTATACCTTCGGCATAAAGAATGTTGTCTAAACAACATATATTAGATTTAATTGCAGAAGAAAAAAATAAGTATTCTGCATATCTGCAATTATGCACCTATTATAAAATAGAACCGGATTTAATAGCACTAGCCAAATGTTCAATCAAAACAGAAACCCTAGAGTATATGCTGAAATCGATGTAATTAAACAAACTATCGATAAAGCTAATACTGCTAATTTATTAGATATTCTACATAAACATAATGTAAATATAGATACATATAATCGTAAAGCTTGTTGTCCGTTTCCTTTTCATAAAGGAGGTAATGAGCGCTCTGGTTCTTTTACGTATTATGCCAACACAAATAGTTTTAATTGCTATGGGTGTAAAACTGGGGGAGGACCAGTAGAGTTTATAGAAGCATACAGTAATCATACTCTAAATAAGTATAATGCGGCTATTTCCATAATAAATAATTATGCCATTCATATTACTAAGACTATCGAAAGATCTGCCAATCATTATAATATATATTTGGAGTTCTCACATTTGGTAAGAGGTTTTATTATACAAAATAAGGATAATAGTCAGGCAATTGATTATGCCGAGTATGTATCCTCTACATTTGATTCTTTAAGAAAGAATTTACCTTTAGAACCAGAAGGTGTAAATAGGCTTTATACAGTCTTAAAAAAGAAATTAGAAGATTATAAATAGGAGATACTAATTGAATGAATAAGCTCGACGTTAAATATAACGTAAGTAAAAGAACAATATTAAATATTATACACAATAAAATTTATTGTATGAAAGATTAAAATGAGTTTATTAATTCTAGGCGATGTGCATTTGGGGCGCTCCCAAAATCTTGGGAAACAATCTATTGGTTCCGCACTTAATAGCCGCATAGTTGATCAGGTAAATTTACTCGATTGGGTATATGATCAGGCTGTTGAACATAATATTAGGCATATTATATTAACTGGCGATGTATTTGAAGAGCCAAAGCCTCATTATAATCTTGTAGTATTATTTTTAGATTGGTTAAAAAAATGCGCCGATTATAATATTACAATACATATTATTGTAGGCAATCACGATATTTTGCGAAGTGGACAATTTACCACATCTCCATTAGATATTATTACATCTGCAGACATTGAAAATATTTTTGTTTATAAAAGAATTACAACTTTAAATCTTGATGGTGTTGGTATAACATTTATGCCATTTCGAGATAGGCGTTCATTTAATACCAATGAAAATAGCACTGCAATTACTTTATTACAAAATCAATTACCCTACGAAATTGCATCTATTGATAATAATTCGTTAAAAGTATTAGTCGGACACCTAGCGTTGGAGGGCGCCATACCTGTAGGTTATGAATTAGATGAATTATCTAATGAATTATTTCTATCTTTAGATTCATTTAAGGGTTATGATTATGTTTTAATGGGACACGTGCATAAATTTCAAATTATGTCACAAAATCCATATATAGGACATATAGGAAGTATGGATATTTCAGATTTTGGAGAAATGGATCATAAAAAATATATCGCTATTATTGATCCGAAAGCAGATGAGATATTGAAGTATATACAATTGCCAACGCGTCCATTAAAAAATATTGTTCTCCAATTGCCGGAGATAGATGTAAATGCTACAGCCTTTATTGAAGAAGAGTTGGCAAAAATGGGTTCAATGAGTAATTGTATTGTTAAAATGTCAATTATTTTACCAGGAAATGCCTCATATGCAATAGATAGAAATATTATTGAAAACGCTATATATAAAGCTGGAGCATTTCACGTTTCTAAAATTTCAGAAGAGCGAACGTTTGTTTCACTTAAAAAACAAATTAATGAAACAATTGATAATACTGTTAATGAGATATCTGCAATAAAAACTTATGCTTCACTAGTAGAAGAGCATTTACGAGAAGAGTTTGTAAATTTAGCCTCTTTAATTGTGCAAGAATATAAAGAAAATGTAAAATCATAATGCTACCAGGTAGATTAAGTCTTAAAAATTTCTGCGGTCATGCAGATACTGAATTCTCTTTTGATGATTTTCAAAGCGCTTTAGTTATTGGTAAAGTAAAGGATAATGATCGCTTTTCAAATGGCGCAGGCAAGAGCACAATATTCAATGCTATTGAATATGTATTATTTAATGAAATACAATTTTCAGCCCTTGAAAAGATTATAAGAGATGGTTGCGATGTATGTAGAGTGGAATTTGACTTTACATCGTCATTAGATAAGTCCATTTATAGAATAGTTCGTTCTAATAGTCGTAAAACTGGAACTGATGTTCGGCTCTTCAAAAAAGATAATGATGAGTGGCAAGACTTAACGCAAAGAAGAGTCTCAGATACCGAAAAAGAGATTGTCAAAATTGTAGGCTTTAATTATAAAGCCTTTTGCGCATCAGTGCTCTTTAGTCAATCTGGCTCTGAAAATAATGTGCAGAAGGATTTTGGTAATTTACCAAACCTTACTCCAGAAAAAAGAAAATCTGTTCTACGGGAAGTTTTACAATTGAATGTTTATGCTAATTATGAAAAATTAGCTAAAAATAAATTTAGTAATGTTCAATCTAATTTAGAAAAACAAAAAGTTATTTTAACTACTATTGGAGATCCGGACACATTACTTGTCTCCTTGACAAAAGAACAAGAAGAGTCAGATAAAATACTTACTATATATAATAAAAACATTTCATTTATTAAAGATAAGTT